TTGCGGGCCAGTTGAACCCGTTGGGCCTTGTTCGCCCTGCGGGCCTTGCGGGCCGACCGGGCCGATGGGGCCTTGCTCACCTTTAGGACCTTGCGGACCATTAAATTTACCCGCATCAGCGTCATCACGGACGCTTTGAGCAACTTTTTGAGCTTGTTCAGCTTTGCTATCCGCTTCATTTGCTGCCGACAAAATCTGCTGTACCACGTCCGGCGTAGGTTCTGCGGGGGCGATCCCCTCCGTACCCGCGCTTGCTGCCACACGATAGATTTGGCTCACGGAGATCTGCCGCACGCCGTCCGTATATCCTGCAAACGTAAGCTCTCCCGTGCCTGCAACCGCAGTGGCCTCCGCAGGGACAGACACGACATTATCCGATTCAAGGCGTATTTGCACGGTTTCGCCTTCTGGCGGGTGGAAAGCGACGATAATATCGTAATCTACCCATTCGCCATTGCGCGTGATGCGCAATGCCTCCACGCCGTAGCTGCCCGCCGTGCCGAGGCGGATCGGCTGTTCGGCACACTGCGCAGCGTATCCGTCCAATGTGATCTCGTGCATAAACAATTTATATCACCTCTTTTCGGATTGTCCGTTACTGATCCGGGAAACCGTCTCCGTCCGTGTCGGGCAGCTCAGGCAGGCCGGCAACGCTTGTGAGGAGCGAGAGTACGCCGGCGAGCACCGACGCGCTGGCTACCACGATCCAGTCCACCTCGCCGAGCACCGCAGAGGTGCCGATCGTCGCGACAGCGGTCTGCGCGATTGTTTTCACGGCGCGGACTCCCGCGGCCTTGAGCCAATTTTTCCACTTTGTTTTCATGGGTGATCCTTCCTTTCTGTGTCCTCCAGGTCTGCAAGGCGGTGGTTTACGACCTTGATTTGCTCTTGTATTACGGGGATTTTTTCCGCAAAATTATTATGTTTTCGCACCTCCCGCGTGAGCTCTTCGATCTTCGCGTCCGTGATCGCCTGCGCGATCCGGAGCTTTTCTTCTGCGCGGCGGTTGCCAGCGACGTTGGTGATGATCACGCCGACAAGCGCGAGCCCGCCGGTGATGATCGCGACAAAAATGTTTTCCAATGCTCGCCTTACCCTCCCTTAGCCGATGATCGAAAACGCGGGGCGAACGCCATAAGAGCTAGAAGCGTAGTAGCAGGTCGCATTGCCGTTGTCGTCTACAAGGGCGAAATAGGAAGCGGTAATAACGTCTCTCAACCACCATGTCGTACGATTGCAAATACGGCTCGGCTCGTGCTGGAACAGCGGCAACTGGGATTTCTCGACACGGTAGTTAGCCGAGAAATTGCTACCGTCAGAAACAGGGGAGAAAATACCACTGCCGTAGACCATCTGCTCGCACATAAGGTCAACTTCGGAATCGCACCATGCGCAGCCGGAAGCACGACCATTCGCAACAGCGTTTGTCAGATAGATCCTGTGTTGCAGGATATGGCCGCTAAATGCCACATTGATGGTGGTCTTAGCCTGTTCCAGCCCTTCGGTGTACATCTTAGAGCCCACATAGCCGCCAGTAGTGACGTTCGTGTCATTCATCGCGTGCGTATACATATTGCCGTCTGGGACAAGCGTGACGTGGTGAGTATTGCAGACTGTATCTCCCGTCCTGTAATAATAGTCAAAGGCAGCGATACGATAGGTCACATCTCCAATCACCCAGTAATCACCGATGTATAAGTCGGTAAAACTACCATCCGCAATAGCCGCCCATTGTGTGGCGGTCACGCTCGTACCGAGGTTTTTTCCGCGGTAGATGGAGTTATGCGCGCCGGCCCCGCTAGACAGTATGGCAAGCACAGGAGCCGCCGCGTTTTCCGCGTTAGTTGCCGCGGTCTGCGCTGCCGTTTTTGCGCTTTCGGCCGCAGCCGCGTCTCCGCTGGCGTTGCTTGCTGCCGTTTCTGCTGCGGTCTTGGCACCTTCCGCGTCGATTGCGCTGGTGGACGCGTTCGTTTCGGACTGTCCCGCATTTATGGCCGCTGTCTGCGCCTGCCCGGCCGCGTTGGAGGCTGTACTCGCCGAGCTGGCGGCCGCCGTAGCGGAGTCTGCCGCTGCGTTTGCCGAAGATGCAGCCTGTTCTGCCGCTGCCTGCGCGGCAGACACCTGTCCCGGTATTCCCTCCGCCGCCGCGAGTGCATCGGCAATCTGCTTGGTCAGGACGCTGTAATAATCCGACGAGACAATCTCCGCGTCTGAGACGACGTTAGCAGAGACGTGCATCACGACCGCAAACGTCGTGATGCTGGTGCCCGCACTATCGTACAGTTTGATCTGTACCGGCACGTTTCCGCACACCGTAAGGGCCTGCGGCACAAGGGACACGGTCACGACGTTGCCGTCGATCGTCGCAGCCGGCGTGCTGCCGTCAGGCAGCGTGTCGTAAAAGCCCGCGGTGCCGTCCGGCTTTTTGTAGCGGACAGTCACAAGCGTACCGTCGGGCACCGCCCACTGCGCTCCACCCGCGTAGATGCTAAAAGCGATTTTGCGGCTGTTGCTGTCGTCCTGTACCGCGTGTATGATTTGCGGCGCGCCCGGGTCGAGCAGGTCGACGCGCAGCGCCGCCGTTGTTTCAATTGACATTTTTTATCGTCCTCCCCTACTAGTCATTGCTGCAGAGCACGTAGTGGCCGAGCTGCGAGTCCCATACCCACGAGACGCCAAAATCCGCGTTATCGCCGATGGCGAGCCGGTCAAAGTGCCCGATGCGCTGCCCGTTTACTACGGACAGGATTGAGTTTCCGCTTTCGGTCCGTACCTTGTTGTAGACAACCAACGTCCCGGCTTTAATCGTCCCGGTATAGCTTCCGTCGCTTTTTTCGCCCACGCCTACGCCAATCGGCCCGAAGTACGAGTAACTGCTGTCCTCGCCGAGGCCGCCCTCATTTGTCACGGTGCCGGAAAAGACCTGCACAATGCCTCCGGCGCTTTGGGCTGTCGAGTAGATGCGCACGCGTAGGTTGTCGTTTTCCATCAACCTCAGCACCGCCGCCCACAGGTCCATCTCAAATCCGGCGTTTCGGCTCACCACATGGTCGGCGATCAAGTTGACGATGTTGACGAGATCAGCGTTGAGTGTGCCCGCTGTGATAAAATCGGCGACCATACCGTTTTCCAACGTGGCCCCGTAAGAAAACGGGCCGTTGTAGCCGTTATTGCTCGCGCCCCATCCCTCATGATTAAAGCGCCACACCTTGCGCGCCTTGGTCGGGTCCGGATCATCCGCGATGTACAGCGTGTCCGGCATGCCGTCGTTGTTGGTATCCAGCAGACGCACCGCGCCGCCGGATGCGCCGATGATAGTCTCCGTCAGCGCAAGCACTGCCTCGCGCAAGTAAGTCTCGCTCGGTTTTTGCTTGATCTCCTGTTGCTGCCCGACGATAGTGTCCGCGATGTTGGTGCGCACGTCGCCGATCTCGACCGAGCTGTACCGCTCAAGCAGCACGTCCGTCTCGATCTTGACGATCTCGGCCTTCGCCTCCACGCCAAGCTGCGGGTAGCGTATTGTCACCGTGTCGCAGAGGTCGCACTTTTCGAGCAGCGCAAGGTCATCGTACTCCGGAAACTGCTCGAGCTGTACAAAGCTTGCCGTGATGCTCGTTTTAGGTATGCCGATCTTGTTGTCCTCGACATATTTTTCCGCACGCGCCTGCAGCTGCTCCGGTGCCGGCTGCGTCTCAAAATCGTTGGAAAAATCCACTGGCACGACGCGCGTAAAATCGTACGTGCCCGGCGCGTTGACAATCTTAGGGTCGCAGGTCACAAGCGTACCCTCGGCGTTTGTCCAATACGGATAGATGCCGGTCGCCACGTTGGAGATGTTGCGGTCCTGCTCGATGTCCGTCAGGTTTTTGCCGTAGCTGATCACGACGCCGTTGTCGTATCCGCGATGGCCGTACAAGCGGACGGTAAAGCCGTCCCACTCGTACTCACCGCCGTACACGTCGAGGATCGAGCCGGATGAGCCGCCGAGAACCGAGCGTGTCGACGACGGTGTAGAAACAGCAAAAGACGCGACGGTAGCCTTGTCCGTCCAGAAGGTGAATGGACTATCCACCGCCGCGTTAAGGCTTAGCTTTGAGAGCGCATCCGGCGCGTTGATCGCTGTAAAAGGATTGAGCGGCACGCCGGAAAGATCGTAGGTGATATGCTGCGCGTACACCATGATGATGCCGTCCATCGGCCGCGTGATCCGGTAGATGCGGAAAGGCTGCGGAGCACGGTACGGGCTCGGGATCGCATAGATGATGCATCGGTCCGTAATCTCGTCAAAATGTACGCCGGTGTCCGGGTATTGCATCGTCAGTTCGAAAGCGCCGTTGCGCTCCTCGGTGACCGTGCAGCTGATCGAATCCGTCAGGACACCGAGCCCCTGCGTGTCAAACTCCGTCGCGGTGGACGGAAAAAGAATCGGTTTCATAGTGCCCTCCATCGCGGGGTAATCTCAACGGCTGAGACTCCGCCGCTCCAAGTAATCCGCGTTTCGCCGGCGGGCAGAGTCGGAAACTCGCCACCTGCGATGCGGATCGTGCCGTTTTTGTTTTTAAGGCCGCTGTAGGCGTTCTGCGTTTCGGCGTCCAGCGTCAAGCTGCCGTCCATGCTGTCGATCGTCACGGTGACACCGCCGACCGTCAGCACGCCGCTTCCGCTGCCCGTGATCTGGATCAGCGGCAGCGATTCGTCCCAGTTGTTAAGCAGGACCTGTCCGTTTTCAATCGCCTGCAACCATGTTCCGGCCTTGATATACCGGTGCGGTTTGCAATTAAAATTCAGCGTCATTTCGCCCGACCGGTTTAAAAACCGCGTGTCAAAATCCAACGGCCCGGTAAAAATCGCCATCCGATATTCGTCCGGGTGGTAGTCGTCCTCCAGCTTTTGGTATGTCATCGGAGAGCCGAGGAGCCACATGCGCGCCGCGTCCGTGTTCCGCAGGAAGTCTTTGTGGATAAAAGCGGGATAAGAAACCGTGGTGTTTTTATACCGCTTGTTATCTCGGACTAGATCGCCGGACCGCCCGGGGATGGACACAAGTTCATAGCCCCTTTCGGGGCCGTTGAAGGTGTTTTCGCCACTGACATAGATACCGTACTCGCGGCAGCAATGCCCGGCAAACCAAAATTTATGCACCGAAAACCGCCGCCTTTCTTTCTGTTGCGTTTTGCATCTCATCCATGATGATATCCGCCAACGCCCGCACGTCCTGACCCGGCGCGCCGTATACCGTGATATTGACGCCGCCGAGGTCGGTCTGGTTGGTTGTGTTGTTGGTGAGCGGCTGCACCATGGCGCGGTTGCCCATCATTGTGAGCAGCTCCGGTCCGGCTTCGCCGACGATCGCCGAGCCCTGCGAGAGGATACCGCCCTTTGCCAGATACGGTATACTCGGGATATACGGGATGCTGAGGCCGAAATGCCCGCCGCCGAGCCATTTCGGCATTGTAAAGCTGATCGAGTTTAAGCCTCCGATCAAGCTGTTAATCGCACCGACCGCGCCGTTCAAAAGCCCGATGATGCCGTTTAACGGCGCCTTTACCATGTTGATGAGGCTGTTAAACAAGCCGCCGAAGATGTTGACGACGCCCTGCCACGCCTGCTTCCAGTTGCCCGTGAAAACGCCTTTGATGAAATCGAGCACACCCTGAAAAATCTGCTTAATCGCGTTCCAAGTGTTTTCAACATTTTTCATAAAAGCGTTGATAATGTCTCCCAAACCGGGTCCAAAAATCTCCGTCCAGTCCGTTTTGAAGACGCCTTGCAGCCAACTATCCAGCCCCAAAAGGATGCCTTCAATCAGGTCGCACGCGCCTGTGATTATCCCAGTGATAGTGTCCCACACGCCCGAGACGATCTCCTGCACACCACTCCACGCCTGTTCCCAGTTGCCGGTGAAAATGCCTTGAATAAAATCAATTACACCGTTGAGAACCTGATAAACGCCGTCCCAGATGCCTTTCAGCAGCGCAAAAAATCCATTCAGCACATTGCCTAAGACGGGGCCGAAAACCTCCGTCCAGTCCGTAGCAAAAACGCCCTGCAGCCACTCGTTAAATCCCGCCAACCACGCCTTGATCTCTTCGCCCTTTGTGACAATCAGCACCAGCACTGCAATCAGTGCGGCGATGGCCGCGATCACAAGCACGATTGGGTTTGCTGCAAGGAATGACAGCGCACCGGAAATTGCTGAAATACCACTGATCACGCTTTGCACAAACTCGACGATTTTTAGCGCAGTCAGCGCGAGACCGATCGCTCCGATTACACCGATTACGATTTCTTTGTTTTCAATCAAAAAGGATACGACGTTCGATATCGCATCAAAAAAGCTTTGGACGTATCCGACGATGGTATCCATGTCGATGCCTGCCGTTGCATCCAAAATCGCTTGCATAATGCCGTTTATGCCCTCCTGCACAGCTGTAAGTACAGGCTGCACACGCTCCGAAAGCTCGGCTGCCTTTTTTGTAAATTCGAGCTGCGCGTTGTTGGCGTCTACGATGTCCTTGTTGTTGCTGTACCATGCATCGCCGACATCACTGAGGCCCTGATCGGCCATAGCCTGCATGACGAGGTTTGTCCGGTCGGCCTGCGTTTCGGCGTCCTGCAAGGCGAGGTTGAAAAAATCTTCGGCGCTGGAAGCATCTTGCACCGCCTTGTTCCAATCCTCGTTTTCCTCGGTGTTTTCCTTTAGCATCACGCCGAAGGTTTCGCCCTCTTTGCTGCCCCAGTTCAGGACGTCCGCAAAGGTGCCCGTCACCTGCCCGGCGCGGATTGTTTCGTTTATCGATTCCGCAAGACCGTCGATCGGGATGCTGTCCCCGTATTTCGCCCAAGCGCCGACGGCACTCGAAATCAGACTGTTTATATCCTTTTGCGACGCACCGATCGCCTGCAAGTTTGCCGTTGTTGTGGCAGCGGACTGATCGTCCCCAAGCGCCCGGTAAAGCTGCGAAAAAGCCTCGCTTGTCTCCTCCGCGGAGTATCCCGCCGCCTCGCTGGAGGTTTCCAGCGTGCCCATGATCTTGCGGTACTCTTTGGTTTCCTCGTTCAGATCCTTAATCCCGGAAACAATTTCCTTGATTCCCTCGACAAGTATATCGGCTTTGAGGTGATCTGCGAAGCTGGACGCACTGTCTCCCGCTTCTTCGAGCGCGTCGTCTGCGTCCTTGGCCGCATCTTCTACGTCCTCGATCGGCTTCTCGTCGATCTTCTTGACCTTTGAGGCTGTCTCGGACGCCGCGTCGCCAAGTTGTTTTAAAGCGGATTCGCCCTTTGATTGCGCGATTTCATCCTGCAAGCTGGACGCCGCCTTTTCGGCTTTCCGCAAATCCGCTTCCGTCGCGACGATTTCGCGCTGCAGTGCATCGTACTGCGCCTGCGAGACTTTTCCCTGCGCAAACTGCTGCTGCACCTGCTTTTCGGCATTTTTCAACGAGTCCAGCTTTTGCTTTGTCTGTTCCACGCTCTCCGCCAAAAGCCGCTGCTTCTGCTCGAGCAGCGTGACGTTGCCCGGGTCCAGCTTCAGCAGCCGTTCGACGTCGCGTAGCTGCTTTTGCGTCGAGTTGATCTCTTTGTTTACGCCCGAAAGCGCTTTAGACAGTGCGGTCGTATCGCCGCCGATTTCGATTGTTATGCCTTTGATTCGATCCGCCATCTACTTCACCCTTTCGGAAAAAAGCGGTTAATATCCGCCTGCGTTGCTTTATACGGATACTTTTCTTGGTCGTTCGTTTGCTCGATCAGCATATCGTAGACCATGCCCACCGTCATATCGTCGAGGTCCTCGCGGCTCAGTCCCAACTCCGCGCAGCGGAGCATAAAGGTCGCGCCGGTTGCTTCGCGCACAGTCTGTCTTATTTTTTTTTAGACTTTGCTGTCGTCTGCGCGTTGATCGCCCAAAGCTCGAGGATCGCCGGAAGCACCTCGTAGATCGAAAACGTCTCGAAGCCGTCGAGCCACCCCTCCGGCGTGTCCGGAATGTTGGCGTCATACTGCCGCGCCATGATGTAGGCGGCGTTTTCAAAAATTTCGAGATCGGTCACATCAAGCTGCGATTCGTGCACTAGCGCTTCATACGCCTCGCGCTCTTCGGCGGGCGCATCTTCTGCCGGTTTTTTGGCATGGATGCCCTGCAGCGCTTTGGTATACGCCTTCTGAAGCTTGTTAAGGTCCTGAATCATGTCTCGGCCGATTTTATGCCGGTAAAGACGCGGGGTCAGGGCCGAAGCCCTAAACCCCACCTCCTTTCCGTCGATCTGAATTCTTTTTTCCATGTGCTTTACCTTTCTCAACCTACGGTAGGCGTATAGACCTTCGTAAACCACGCCGTGCGAACGCTCTCCGGCGTCTCACTGGTTGTACGCGCAAAGACGTTGCCGTTTTCGAGCGAAGTCGCAGAAATTGTGCTGGTCTGCGTCTGCGGCTCCTTGGTGTCCGTACTCGTCGCGCCGACAATGCCCGGGCGCGTGCCCGTGCAGTTGTACATGCAATACAGGTCGTTGTCTGCGTCGCCGTCGATTTGGAAAAGAAGCGCGAAGCTCTTCGGTTCAACACCTACATTCTCGATGATCGTCTTGTCGGTGGCGTTTAGCACGTATCCCCAGACATCCTGCAGCATCTTGTCAATAAATCGCGCCATTTCGAGGTCGCCCTCGTATCCGTTGTTTGAACTGGATTTGTAGTACACAACGCCGTCCGCGTAAAACGGCGTGATCTCGCCGCTCGCCTCGAGCGACAGATTCACAGCGCCCGGCACAGGGACCGGATTTTCCCAAGTCGGCGTATCGCCGTCTGCGGTCATTACCGCATAGTGCACGTTTTTGATGTTAAACTGCACCTTGTTTTCGTTTGTCGCCATTGTTACACCTCAACTTCGTATAAAATTTGATAACATTTTTCCGTATCAATATAAGTTTCCGATTTTTCCCAAAAGATTGAGGACAGGGCGCTTTCCACCCTGTCCTCTGCTTCTGGATTTTTATCTTTTGTGTAGAGCTCGATCTGCACATGATCGATCGGCTGGTATACGACGCCGTCCGCCGAAAAGTTATTGCTGTATGCGGCGAGATAGCAGATGTACGGCAACTCAGGCGCTCCGCCAATCGGCCATGCCCTGTATACCACGGGCAAACCTGTGCTTTCCAAAAGCTGATATAGATTCTCCAGCGTCATTTTTTAATCACCACTTTCACGGCACCCACGAGCTTATCTGCAGCAGCCTGTTCGGCCGGGCGGATATGCGGCCTGCCGTCCACGCGGCCACCGTTTACCTTCGCATGCCCGTTTTCGAGCAGATGCGTGAGCTGCGGCTTTGTGCGGTTGGATATGCGCACCCGGATGTCCTCCGGGCTCTCAAACTCCACCTTGGACGTCCAGCCGCGCGCATACTCGCCGGTATCCCGCGGAGATGTCGCTTTCAACGTGCGGACCGTTTCTTTTGCCACGTCCTTCACCGATTTTTTTATACCTTCGGCGACCTCGTCGCTGTAAGCCTTGAGCTCTTTTACGATCTCGATCTCAAGCTCCTGTAACGGGATTTTCCGCGCCACGCGCCACACCCGCCTTTCGCTCGAGATACAGCTCGATGCTATCGTTGTCCGGGTCTAAGTAGGTGCGGTACACGGCATACCGACGCGCATTTTCGCCCGAGCCGATCTGTACGATCTGCTCTCCGTTGTAATTCACGATCGGTGTCACGGCGACAAGCTGCGGCTGCAGGCCGTTCTGTCCGGCGTCTGCCCACTCTGCTCTCGTGACCGACTGCAGGTGCGCCCATACCGACGTTGCTGTCTCCGTCACCGTGACGTTTCCGATCGCGTCTTTTTTATAGCTTTCAGAGATCAGCAAAATGAGATCATCCATTTGCCTCCCCCTTCTGGCCAAAAAGCCGGTTGTTCAGTGCCCACCGCAGCATGCGCGGCATTTGCACGTTTTCCTCGCGTCGGCGGCGGTACAGGTAAGCGGCATACATTTCGACGAGCATCGCATCCTGCACCGTATCCGTCAGCGTGATGCCCTCCTGCGCGATGTAGGCTCTGGCCGATGCGATGAGTACAAGCAGATACAGGTCGAGCGCAGAGCTCGAAACCTGCAGGTCAACCTTCAAAATCTCCAGAATGTCTTCATCCGTCAACGTCAACGTCGCTTACCTCCTTGTTTTTTTACTTTGTTACCGAGACCGTATAGACGCGCACTGCGTTGCCCTGCGTAACCGTGACCGTAAGCGGATGCGCTGCGCCGTCCGTCAGCCATGTCACTGTGCCGCCATTGCGCACGTTCTGGCCGTTGTAGCTAATTGCCACCTTCGCGCCCGGCTGGCTACTGGTTGCCTCGATCTTTGCGCTCGTTCCGGTGGGCGCGAGCGTATAATTGTATGTACCCGTTGCAAACACGGGCGACAGCGTCTCTGTGCCGACTGCCAGCGCGGTAAGCTTCGCGTCGTTTGCAGTATCTGCGGCAAAGTCCATCACGGTTGTGACCGCCGCGTTGTTGATGTTGATCGCAACAAACGCGCCCGGGATGACCGGCATACCGTCCGCGCGCTCCTTACCCTTGAAAACGGTGTTGTCCTGAATAAACTGCACCTCACGGCTGGACTCGATCGTCATACCGGCGCGCAGCGCGAGCAGGTACAGATCACCGTAGCCGCCGATGATGTCGCCGTCCGGGATAAACTCGAGCACATCAATGTCGCCATCGACGACCGGCATTGTGCCCGGGAACTGCGCGACAAGATCGCCCTCGTAGTTAAACGCGATCAGCTTCGCGCGAAGCTTGGCGTAAGTTTTACTGTTCATCGCCCAGAACTGGCGGCCGCGGCTGTAGCGCGTGAAGGTGTTGCCGGCTGCGACAGCCAACGCGGACCAGAAATCAATCGGTTCGGCCGTGCTGTCCACCTTGAGGATGTTGCTGGTGTGGAGATCGACCCACTCCGGAGCATTTGCCGGATAGTCGGCGGGCTTCGAGGACTGCGCGAGGCGGGTCACGATGCCGAGCGGCATCTTGCTCGCCGCGCCCTTGCCGTACAGGATCGCCTTATCCAGCGCGAGGCCGATGCTTTCGGAGAGCATCTCCACGATCCAGCTCGCAAGGTTGATGTCATTGTCCTCGAGGATCGAGTTGCACACCGGCACATAACCGGAGACCTTGAAGCCGTCCAACGTGACCTGGTTAAAGACAAAGGTCAACTCGTTGATCGCGCCGCACATCTCCGTCCACACCGCTTCCGGCACCGTACCGGCAATGGTCTGGCGCGCCTCGCCGTTGACGTTGCGGATACGTACGCGGTTCAGCAGCTTCGAGTACCTGTACATGTTCTCCGCGATCATGTCGAGGAAAACGATCGGAATCGTGAGCTCCGCGCCGGATACGCCGCGCTGCTGGCCCTTCATGCTGCGCAGCTGCGCAAAAAATTCGCGCACGTCCTCGCGGGCTACGATTTCGCTGCGCTGCTCCATCGGCAGCGCGTCAAACGCACGTCGGCTCATGGGCAGCGCGCGGATGTTGATATTGGTTTCCATTTTTCTTTCCGTCCTTTCTTTCGTGAGATGGTTTTCTTTGCTTCTGGTCGGAGCAGCTGCCTCGGCCTCGGAAAGCTCCGCTTCAAGACCCTCGATCTCGCCTGCCAACGCAGCCTTTTTTGCTTCGTGCGCAGTCTTGTCCGCGTCGAAAGCCTCTACCTCTTCGGTGACGGCCTGCTCCTGCTCCGACGTTTCTGCTTCGTTAATAGCTGTCTCAAGCTCAGCCTCACGCGTGGAAAACTCCGCGTCCTTCTGGCGGAGCGTTTCCAGCTCGGCCTGCTTCTTTTCAATGCTGCGGCGCAGCATGATTGCTTTAAGTGCCATTGTCTTCTCCTTTCAGGCGGCTTTTCATCCTTGCCTGCCATTCCTCTTTTCTGCGTTTCTCTGCCTGCTCAAAATCTTTCCGGCGCGCCTCTACGGATGTGTCCTCATAAGCCGGGAACGTTACGACGGAAACCTCGTAGAGCTTCACGGCCTTGATCCGCCATACCGTCGGCACACCGTCCTTATAATCGACATCCTGATCGATGATGTCAAAGCCGAAAGAGCACTGATTTACATCGCCGCGCTTCACACGCTCGTAAAGGTTCATCGCATCCTGATCCTGTTGATTGATCGTGATGCTGCCCCAAAGCCCCCGCTCATCTACGCGAAGCGAAAGCGTACCCGCCGTTGTACGGCCGAGCACAAGCGTCGTGTCGTGGTTAACGAGTGCCCGGACATCTCCATTCGTTTGCCCGTCGAATGCGCCGGGCTCGATCGTCTCATATGCGCCATCCCACAGCTCGTACCGGCTACCGAATACGGCGAAATACCCCTCGATATAGAGATTTCCTCCCTCGGCACGGGTACAGAAACCGTCGCTCCGCGCCACAGCCGTGCGTTTATACATCATGTGTTGTCACCTCCGTTCAATTTGTTTTGATCTCCGATCATCCCGCGCGGAATGTAGTTTTCCAGGATCACAAGGTCGTCAAGGCCGGAAAGCGGAGAAAGTCCGATCCAGTCGCGCACCTCGTTTCCGGTCATAATCCCGCGTACATATTGATCGTTCGCCACCGCTGCAAGGTCGCGCAGGTCATAGTTGTAAAGGCTCCGCGCGTTGAACCGAAAAAACCAATCTGGATTGTACAGGAGCTTTTTGGTCATTTCCTGCTCGATGTTCTTCGCGACCGGCATGATCGTGGAGCTGATAAAGTTGTTCCATGCGTCTCGGTGGAAATCCCCGATACCCAGAACAAAAGGCGGCACGCCAAGAATGGCCGCCACCGTCCGTTTATCGAGCTGCACGAAATCCGCGAGCGCAAGGTCGGAGAGCGTGAGTGGCCGGACCTGCTCTACGCTAAACTGCTCGGACGGGATCATCCATGGCTCGCCCGCCTGCGCTGTGTCGATATACTCGCGCAGGAGCTTGCTGCGCCCTTCCGCGCTCGCAAATTCGTCCGTGAGCGCATCCACCTTGACGATGATGCTTGGTTTCCAGTTGCTGGACATAAAGCTTTTTTCCGTGGTGGCCGCCTGCTTGAGATTGTTCGCGACGTCTGTCAGCGCGACACGGTAGCCCTCGCCTTTCCACGGATAATAGCTTCCGGGGTTCAGGACAAAGTGCAGCACGTCGTTCGGGTCGTACTCCTGCCCGGCGATCACCACACGATAATCCCACACGCCCTCCGGAACGAACGCCGTAAAAGCTGGCGGCACCGGTTTGAGGTCGCGCAGAATGCCGCGCCGCGTTTCCGGCCACACCACCGCGTTTCCGTTTCCTTCGAGCATCAGCGTCTTGACAATCCAGTGGATAAACGCCGCGCGAGTCATATTGTTGTTCGGGCTGATGTCCACCTTGCGGCTCAGCTCGTTTTTGACCCGGATGTCACCGGTCTCCGTGTTTTCCATCAGATGTATGGTCATACTTGCGATCAGCCGCGCTATCGTGTCCACTGCCGTGCAGATCTCGGGATTCTGCGCAAGGCTCACGTAGCCCCGACATTCGATAGATTCCCACAGGTCTGCGCCTGCAAAGGCGATGCTCCTGCGCACCGGCTCGGCACGCGGCGCAGGCCTGCTTCTTTTTTTCTTGCTCAAGCTTCACCCCACCATTTCTTCGCTGCCCTGTTTTTTTCAAGGCTTTCGAGGTATCGGATGCAGGCAAACACCGACGCATCAAAAAGATCGATGCGGTGTTCTGGCTGCACCTTATCGTATTGGATCATGTCGTCCGTCTTTTCGACGGCGGACACGTTTTCCACGCAGTACTCATAGGCTTCCGAATGCAAATAAAAAAGAGTGCCGTTTTTTGCGCTCTGCTCGATATGCCGGAAGCCCTCAGACTTTTTGTAAAAATACTGTGGCTGATCGACGATCTGAAAGCCCGCCGATTTCATGCCGATGAAATACTCGCGACAGAACTTCCTATCGTGCCCGACCTGCCGGATTTTGAACCCCCGTTTGCGCATATCCACGAACCAGTTGACCACATCCGCATGGTTAACGGTCGGGCTGTTGCACATCGTAAGCCAGCCGTCGTCCTGCCAACCAAAAAGCGGGATGTTGTCCTGCTCCGCCTTGATATGCGCGGCGACAACCGGGAAAAACGCATGCGTGATCACGATGTCCACACCTTTGTAATGTCCAAAAAGCGCCGCAGCCGTCAGGTCATGGAGCTTCGACAAGTCCGCACCGCCGTACCAGTCGATCGGCAGCCTTGCCAACTCCTCGAGCGTCCAGCTGTACTTGGCGTCGCTCCGTCGGAACTCCTCGATGTCAAAATACGCCTTGACCGCGTTTGTGTAGACGTTTAGGCTTTTTGCAAAAAAATCCTTACGCTGCTGCGGGTCGTTCTGCGCCTGCAGGCTGTCGTTCAGAATTTCATCTGGGCGAATGCTCACGCCATAGGCTGGGTTTGCCATTTCATGCACTACCGGATTTGTGTAGTCGATATTCCCGTTTTCATCCGGATTTGCGCAGCACATAAAAATAAAGTACTGTTCGTCCTTCACTGTGCCATCCAGCACCTTTCGGCAATATTTTAGCCGCTGCCCGAGGAATGCCTGCTCATTGTCGCCCGCGGTCGAGATGCCGATCAGCAGCTTATTGGTGTAGGCTTTCATGGCCTCCTTAAAAAGGTTGTACTGCTTCGGCGTTTTAAAAGCATGAATCTCGTCGCAAATTGCAATGTTGCAGTTGAGGGAATCCTGCGCGTCCGGGTTTGCCGCCAGTGCGCGAATAAAAAAAGAGCCGTCCGGAAGCGTAGCCTCCATGGAGTGCTCATTGTTGTTGTCGATGATCTTGACAGACCCGCCGCTTTTTGCGTCCTCACCCATCCGGCGGACATTGTAGTCCAAAAAATTGAAGCTTTCCAACGACTGCATCAGCGCCGCCGACGCAATATATGTTTTTGACCCGCTGCGTCGGTAAAGAAGTGAAAGCGCCCAGGAAAGCGCCGCGGCAAAACTTGTCTTAATATTCTTTCTGGGAATGAAGATCAGCGCTTCATGAAATCGAACAACATCCGTCCCGCGCAGCTTGAATCCCACAAGATTGTAAACGATGAATTTGTGGAATGGCTCGAGCTTAAACGGCGTCCCACGCAGCGGCGTGCCGTCCAGCTTCTCCCCCTGCTGGTGGCAGATCGTTTTTTCGATGATCCGGATGCAAAACTCAGGCGCTTTGCTATCCATCCAGTACTCGGGATTGTCGAGGTCCGAAAAGAACCGATCCACAGCTTGGCGCAACTCTACGCACGCCGCTTTTCGACCAGCCCGAATGCTTTCGGCGTACTCGAGGACCTCCGGCCAGTTTTTCCCTTTAACCGGATTCAATACTTGCAAGCGCCGCAGCCAGTCCGCCCGGCTTTTCCAAACGCGGCGCGTCTCCCGTCATTTTTTTATAGCTCGAGGGTGTCATCCCAAGTTCACGCCAGTACGCCAAAGCACTCTTGTTCAGATCATCCCAAAGGACAAGCAACGGATTTTTCGTCATGTTTGTCGAGCCGCCCTTGTTCGTGTACTCGATGACAGACTTTCCACCGGAGGCTCGAAACTCCCCGAAAGTTTTGTCCCGCTGCTCGAGGATTCCCGCCAAAGTCTCCACCGCGGAATCATACGCGTCCTTCTGCACCCCAAGTGCAGACATCTGCTCCAAAATTAGTTTTTTCCATTTGTTTTTGGTCATATCCTGCACCCCTTTTGTCAAAAATCTGCCCAGAGTTGGAAAGAGTTACCCCCGCCGGTCCCTACCAGCCCCGGAAGGCGCGTCGGATGAGGGCGGGGTATCTGTGGTCTCTCATATTCCGTACCTCCCCGCGTTCTTCGCTTTTTCCGGGTGCATTTTGTTGTGGCACGCCTCACACAGGCTGATGAGATTGTCTGCGTTATACGCAAGCTCCGGATGCTCATCCGCGTGCTCGATGTGGTGCACGGTCGTCGCTTGACAGCGCCGCCCATACCGCAGGCAATGCCGACATAAATAGCCATCACGCCTCAGCACAGACGCTCGCAACCTCCGCCATCTCGGCGCGTTGTAATCAAAGCTCATGGCCTACCTCCAAATCGCTGCGCTCTTTCTTCTCGACCTCTCGCAGATACGCTTCCCGACACTCCGTCAGCCGCGCGGTGCAGAGCGCATACGGGCAAACTGCAAGCATACACAAATGCTCGCCCGTCCTCGCGTATGTATCCCACACGCAGCCGCTTGGGCGTGGGCACGGGCGATATGCTTTTTTACTCATCTCTTCGCTTTCCTCCCGAGCTCCTCGATTAGCTTTAGTTCTCGCTCCGAAAAGCTCCACTTTATTGCTTCCTTTTTTCTTGCCGCTTTCTCGGCGGCTTCTTTCTGCGCTGCCGCTTTCTCAGCGGCTTCGGCGGAAAGCAAAAGCCCTGCGCCGTATATTGATTTTTTAACGGCGAGCTGTGCATCTAAGCGGCCAACCTGTGCGCACTCCTTTTGGTATATCTCCAAACTAATGCCGTTGCGTGCCATCTTTTGCATCATTGTCCCCGTCAGTATGTTATCTGGGTAGTCGTATCGTGGCATGCTTTTGCTCGGCTCCCCTTGTGCCTCCACTATTGCCCGCCCTAAGTCTGGCGCAGTCATCGCGGCGATATGTGCATCAAAGCTTGTTACAAATGCCGTTCTTACAAGTGCACCGTTTTCGTATTTTACCGTGCATCCGGGAACTATGTGATTTATTTGCGTAAATATACTTCGCCCGGAAAACAACGTCAGCTCCGGCGCGAACAAAAAGAACGGCACGCCCTCGCTTAAATAAAATTTGCAGATCGGAACGAGCTTTGAAAAAGGCGGATTGTCAACAACTACTGCACCGTTGGAATAATCAAAGCTCTCGTAATCTCCGCCCGGATAAAAAGGGCGAACGATTTTTGCAGGATCAATCCCGTATTTTGCACACGCCCAGTTTTTTACCACCTCGTATACCTCCGGCGGCGTGTAGCAGTCATCCGTCGTTAGCTTAGACTTAAATTTGTCCACAAACGCCTCGTACTCTGCGTTGCTCTCTAAAACTGTCTGTTTTTCCATCGGCGCCTCCTGCATAGCAAAAGCGCCGAGGAACCTAATCCCCGGCGCTTTACCTAATAACTCTATTATTTAGTATATAGAATAAATCGCACCATTTGGTACAAAAACGCCGAAAAGCAAAAATTATTTTTCGCCCGGCTTGAATAAACCGTAATACTGGCTTTTGAGCGTGTTGATCGCCGGAGCTTTACCGCTTTTGCTCATCTGCGCCGCGACCCGGTCCCATGAATAGCCATGAAACGCACGAAGCATCACGACGCGCCGCAACCATGCGCTTTTGATGCCGAATACAAATTGCTCTATCTCTTGCTTTTGCGCTTTGAGCTTTGCAATGTGCTCGGCATATCTCTGCGGCCCAAGCCCGCGCACGGTGATGGGGTGCACGGTAAACGGAAACTCATCCGATGACCCGCGCACTATACCGCTTATCACCGTTTTGTTCTCGCGCTCAAGTTCCTCAATCTCCGCGCAGATGTCGGGGTATTGCTCCAAAAGTTCTTTTGTCATCGCTAGCCTCCTTTACTCATCCTCCGTTAGAGACTCAAGACCATTCAAAAAAAATGCTTCGCCAAGTCCACGCGCAAGCATATACCATTGCATGCCGGTAAAATTCTTTGATTCCATCGTTATGGTCTCGCTTTCTTCATCTTCCGGGTCCGGAGCAAAAGTGACTACCAAACCGCTTTCAACTATTCTTTCTGCCCCGTCCTCGTATCGGATCGTAATCTTTTCTATCTGGCTTTTTTCTTTTTCTGCCCACTGCTTTTTTACAAGTGCCATTTTTGCTCCTCCTTTTATGCTGCTACGTATGCCACCGCCGCGGCGAGGCCCACTAAGCCAAGCACCACCATGGATTTTACACATCGCTCAAGCCCGGCGATATTGTCCGCTGCGTTGTACTCCCGCGACTTGCGCATCACGATGCACTCCGTGAGCATCGCCGCGATTACGAGCACGATCAAGATGATTTTAGTCACTAATCTACGCCCCCTCTGTCCCATCTCCATTTTTGCCCTCTCGTGCAGACCGTGCAGCGCAAATCGTCCATTCCGCACGGATTGTTGTAAAGGCATGTGTCACAGTCCCGCTGCCGCTCGAGCACTTTGTACGCCGCTTGATACAGCTTCGCGGTTTTTATCGCCTCCCGAATAACCGCGCACCCATGCACGCCGCAGTTATGCTCATGCCCGCAACCGAAGCAGCACAAGGAGTCTGCCAGCGACCCGGTCTCCGATTTCATGCGCTCAAGCGCCTTGATAAGTTCATCTGTTGTCATATCTGATTTTCCTTTCGCGTTTTTTCTCAACGGCTTTCCGTACTTCGCGGTGAAAGCCTACTTCGTCTATTGCTTTCGCGCGCTGCTTACTCTCAAGCAATTTTGTAAGCTTGTATCTCATGTACCTTTGGCATGTACTGTGACAAGTCTCGCGCTCGTTTGCGTACCTGTCCGGGCAGTTCTGCGGGCATGGGCCCAGACGCTGCGTCATTCTTTCAACACCACCTTTTGCGTTTGTGGTTCCGCCGTCCACTTTTCCACGTCCACGCCGATCTGGCGCAGCTTGTAAAGCAAAATAAATTCGGCGTTATCCTGCATATCGTAGTGTTTGAGCAATTCCGCCCGATGCACCGCCACGCAGTTCCAAACGCGGCGGAGGCGGTCGGCGCCGAAACCAAACTCTTCATGCAGCGCCCAAAGCAGCATGGCGCAGATTTCAGCCGAAAACTTTTCATCAAGCTCATGCACCTGCCTCGCTATTTCCGCTTTCAACGCCGCTTTTTCCGCTTTGCTCATTTGGTATTGCTGTAAAGCTTTCATTGCTTTATCGTTTCCTCCGTTTCTTATCGCAGTTTTCGGGCGGGCATCCGCGTGGGAGGCCCGTATCATAGCAATAGCAGCACACGCTGTATCGGTCTCCGCGAGAGCCTATCCCGCGCCGGTATATGCAGCCTCGGCAGCTCGCCCGCCGATTTGTCCCCGAAAGCATTATGTAGTACGGCTCTTTAATGCCTGTTGCGCTAAATTTACGTATGTCCATTGCTTTTGCGCTCCTCTCCCTCTATCGTCACCCAGACACTTGGTATATCCGACGACCATCGTTTACAAATCTTCGCGTTCACAATCTGCGCGTCATCTCTGTAAGCAAAACCGTTTAAGGCGTCGCACACAATCTTCATGATGTTGTCCAAGTCCGGCTTTTTCAACGGGAAAAGTGCGCCGCTCGTCATCAGCATTTGTTTTTGCTTGCTGGCGCTCTTAGGGATACTCAAAAATGCCGTGATGATTATATCTATCGGTGCATCGTCGTCAAAGCGTCTCCCCTGTGCTTCGGCTAAAAATCGTTGTCTTACAAGCTCTTCATACGCTACGGTTTTATCCGGTGTGTAGCTCATGCTGCGCCCGGATTTCATTCGCACCACACGAGGGCGGGCTTTACCCTGCGGCTCGCCCGGTATAATAAATTTGATTTTCATATGCCCTCCTCAGAATAGTAAATCATCGTCAGAAATAGCGCTGTAATCATCTTCCATTGGTGTCGGTTTTGCAGCAGCTTCGCGTTTTTCGCCCGTGAAAGCGGCGCTGCTCACAAGCAACTCAGTCGCCTTCCGCTTGTTGCCGTCCTTGTCCGTATAGTTGCGTGTCTGAAGCTCGCCGTCAAGCGCGATCAGCCCACCTTTGCTAAAATATTTTGTGATAAACTCAGCCGAGTTGCGCCACGCCACACAATCAATAAAATCCGACTGGTACTCGCCGTTAGCATCCTTAAAGCTGCGTGTCACCGCCACACAAAACTGGCACACAGCGGTGCCGCTTTGCGTATGCCGCAGCTCCAAGTCTCTTGTAATGCGCCCCATAATATGCACGCCATTACTTGCACTCATTTTAAAATCCTCCTAATCTGTAATTACGGGATATATCCCGCTTAATGTTGTTTGTATGCGCCCGGGCCCGCTCGGCAATACGCGATCCGATCGCATCATCGAGCTGTAAAATTTCCGCCGTTGTCAGCTCGGAAGAAATCACGGTCAGCTTGCGCCCGTTGTATCGGTTGTTGATGATCTCGTATGCAAGGTTTAAATCTCCCTGCGTCGGCGGTGACTTTTTGCCATTGTCGCCCGCGCCTGTGCGCAAAAAATCATCGAGGTAAAGGCAGTCTGTTTTCATCAACTCGTCCATACGTGCAGTATATCCGGGCTCATTGAGGCAGGCTTTTAATTCCGCCGCAATCCTTTTCCACGGCGCGTAGATTGCCGATTTGCCATTTTGTAGCAGCTTGCCTACAATGGCGGTGCAAATATGCGTTTTTCCCGCGCCGACCTGCCCGCCGACAAAAAACCATCCTTCAGGACTCCGGCAATAATCGCACGCGCTGCGCATGATCTGTTCCTGCCACGGTTCGCGGATTTCGTAGGATTTAAAAGTGTATCGGTTCATAATATCTTTGAGACCGCTTTTCTCTATCCGCTGCCACGATCTGCGCACCGCCATACAGCTGCACTCTTTTGCTATCTCGTAGCCGTCTTTGAGCGCATATATCACGCCTTTGTTTTTGCACTCCGGGCAGTCCATGCCGGGCAGATCGCCCGGCAGTGCATTTAGCACAGCGATTTGACGCTGGCGGTAGTCATCAAATGAGCGTACCGCCGTACTTTTTATACGGATTGACGCCGGTATCATTTCGCGGAAGCTCTCCACGTCTTGCCCCTCCTTTGTCCTGCTCGCGCGCCAACCAGCGGTTGATAAACGCCAGTGCGCCGCGCCTTGTCTTACGGTTTTGCGGGTTTGCCTCGCTCCAGCCGATCATTTTACGTATTTCTTGCTCTATATCTACTGCCGGATATAGAGCAGCCCATTTGCTTATGTCCTCTTTGCTTATCGGATAATAAGAGCCGTCATGGAGTATCAGCCGGTATGCCGGCGCTGAGGCGGACTCGTCCGCGCTCTGCGCATACTCCTTTACTTTACTCTCCTCTCCTTTACTTTCCTTTACTTTCCTTTGTTGTTTTCTGTCAACATTTACGCCCGAAATGTTGACATTTAAGCTCGAAATGCTTACATTTGGCGGTAAAAGGTTGTGCGGTAGCAAGAGGTATTCTTTCACGGCTTCCACCGTTTTGCGGCGGCGGACTGCCTCAAAATATCTCATCTGTATGCCTTTAGAGGTAAGCACGTTGTATTTGTCCAACAGGTCAGCATCAAAAATACCTCTGCGAGTCGCACATTTAATTATCTCGGAGACGGGGCAACAACCCAACCCGCACGCGCGGGCGAACAGAAGCTCAACCTCCGGTGTCCAATCGCAGTAGTAGCCGCGGCTGTATATCCTTTGATACAGCTTTATCACAACGGCAAAACCCTGCACGCCAAACTCGGCTTCGAGCAGCTCAAACTTTTCGTCGAGGCTCGTTCGCAAAGGAAAGTAAGGGATACCCACATCTGTGTTTGGCATTTGCCCTCACCTCTCAAATTTTGAAACATACCCTTTAAGACGGATCAGCAACCCGCTTTCGCGGACGGAAGAACAACCTTAAAGGTAGTTTTTATAAAACTTTCGGCGGAAATCATCGATATTCCAACCGTTTTCCACCATAGCTTTGCGCTGCCCGTATTCGTGCAGCTTTTGCATCGCCTTGGCGTTGTGGTGCACCCCGTAGGGCGGCTCATTGTGACAACTATGGCACAGCGTAACGACCAATCCGTAGCGCTCGCTTTTCTTGCGCAGCGCACCGCCGAATATATGGTGCCGCTCTACCACACCATAGCAACCACAAATAAAGCACTCACCAATTATCTTGCCCACTCATCTTTCAGGGCTTCCAGCTTGTCCGGCGGGAGCGTTTCCACGCCTACCGCCTGGCAGTCCTGTACAATATTATCGATCAAACGCGCCATCTGCGCTCTGTCGTATGTACTGGACCCGTAGTATACAATCACATTCGTGCAGCCCCGTACTTTGCTGGGCAGTACATCCGTCACCCAACCGAGCCCATTGTGCTGCCACATCTGCCGCAGCTTGTTCACGGCGGAATTTATCACGCACACCGTATCGCAGTTTCCGCCGATGTTTCGCACCGCCTCGCGGTAGATCAGCTCTTTAGTTTGGTTTGTCGCCTCTGCAAGCTTATCGCAAAGCACCCAAAAATAGGCATTTGCATCCAAACTGCGCTTTTGCCGGTACTCTTTTACCTCGCACGTATACATACGCTCGCGCATACCAAGCACAAACTGTCTTGCGGCGGGTGTGTTGATGACTTTGAGGCAAAGCTCTCCGTCTTCGTTCACGCGGGCGGCTGTAAAATCAAATTGTACCATTCAGGCCACCAGCTTTCTCCGCCGCCTTTTCGGCTTTGATCTCTTTGCCCAAGCACTCAAAGCAAAGCTGTCGGTCATACCGTTTTTGCGCGTACAACGCAATATCTCCCGCTTTCCAAGCGCTGCCGTCTTTTTTCTTTCCGTCGCGGATCGTCTTACCGCACTGCGCGCAGGTGTATTCTTCATCCTGCTCCGGCGGTGCGGCGTTATACTTTGTACGTCCTGCCTCCCAGTAAATGTCCGCGCCGAAGCCTAAAGCTTTGCAAGCTACGGAGATTGCGTCTGTGAGCGCCATTTTGTAGCACTCATCTGATGCACGCAGATTATTACCCTTTTCCGCCGCCACAAACTTTGATCCGCCCGTGCCTGGAATAGGCTCCGACCAGTCCGCATCCGGCGTGATCCTGTATTGCAACTCGATGTCTACAAACGCCCCCACCTCGCCGGTGCTGGCGGTCTCAAGCCACTCGCGCACAATCTTGTATTTCCAGCCGATGCCGCACGGCCCGAATAGCTCTGTCAGCTCTCGTATGCGCCACATGGGGTTGATGTCCGTCATGCCGTTGAGCCGCCCTCCGGTGATCCGCTTTTGTGCGCTGCCCGGTACAGCGCTCACGGCGTTGTAAATATCCATGTTACCCATCAGCGCACCGCCAGTCTGTACCCGGCTACCAATTTAGCTCCCGGGAGCTCCTCGCCCGCTTTTAGCGCATCGCGCACGGAAACTTTGTTGATCTCCGGCGCTTTCTGGCGGATGAACTCCTCGTGCTCCAGTGTAGCCCATGCGATAAAGTCATCGGAGTTTTCGATCTCAAGCGCCGGAGCCTTTTTTGCTATGGAGACCACGTTGCGCGCCGTTTCGATTTTGCTCTTTCCTACCGCCTGCATCTGCTGCATGGTGTAGGATTTAAGCTGATCCGCTGTTGCTTCATGGCGCTTCATCCGCGCAGTCAGCGCGTCGATCTCTTTTTTTATCGCTTCTGCCGTTGCCAGCTCATCTTTGATAATGCACGCGATGCTGTCCACTTTTGTTTCAAACTCATCATCGATGCTTTCAAGTGTGTCTTCGAGCGCTTCGAGAGGGATGCTTTCATCCTCCGCCATCTGCTTTAAAGCCTCGTATTGCTCCGCATACTCATACAGTTTCATTTGCTTTCGCCTCCTCTGGCATTTCCTCGAGCACCGTAATGCGGATTTTGCCGCGCTCAATGCCCTCTTCGCGCAAATGTTTACCCACAATCTCCATTACGTCACCGCCATTTACGGTAACAGCGTCAAACGCGCCGCGCTTGATGTTGCCGCAAAGGCTCACCTGCATGACCTGCTTATACTTTGCCATTGACTTTTCCTCCCGTTTCTGCTAAACTAATAGCGGTAAATTTGTTTTTGTGCCCCTGTGACTGTTCCCGCAGTCCGGGGCACTTTTTTTCTGCTCTCATACATCCGCCTCGACAAGCTCGCCGTTTTTGAGCTTATACCACGTATCAGCTTTGATCCGCACGCCGTCAACAATTTCTGCTTTTACGGCTATGGGTACGTAATTGCCGTTATCATCGTATTTCCACTCCGTTAAAACAATCACGGAGTGGAGCCCGCCTTTTACGTTGCACCCGTTCCGTCCAATAATCAATGATGAGCTGCCGCCTGATAGGTTGCTACGGCTGCCGCCTGATAGGTTGCTACGGATGCCGCCTGAGAGGTTGCTCTCGTCTCCGCCTGATAGGTTGCTACAGC